TCTAGGTAAAATATATTCATACTTCCAACTCTTCTATTTTCTCTTCCAGCTTCTTTTTCTTCTTTTTCAAATCTTTAATGTCATCACGAAGGCGCTCAAAATCTTTTATATCGTACAGATTCGCTTCCATTCGATTTGCAAGAGTTTGTGCTTCTTCAATCAATCCCAACAAATAAGAGAAGTTTAAAGTCTTAGTACATTCTCGCATTTCATCAAGAACACTACACAGATATCTATTCACCATCTTCTAACGCCTCTTTCACCATTTCTACAAGATTATCATAGGTAGCATAACAACCACCTGTCCATTCGCCATCTTCATACTCTTTGATAGATAGAGGACCAGCCGGGTGCGCTTGACCATCTAATGCCAATTCATCTTCTCCCATAACCCTTATTTCAATATGTTTCATTCTTCTTTCCTTGTGTCATCCAATAGTAATATCTTACCCTGTTTCTCACCAATTGTCAAGACCCTTTCGGACTCAATCATATCAATAATAATCGTAGTAATGCTGACTTCCTTACCTAACTCACCAATCTTCTTTTGCAACTTCACTAGGGTTTTCTGATAATATTCTATCTCTTGTTGTTTCTTGAGCCTAGTCTCAATCAACTCTGTTAGTGATATTATTTCTGCCATGATAATCTTTCCACCATTGCACTCTCAGCATAACACTGGAAAACAATAATTGGTCTAAGTTCGAAACACTGTTTAGAGATAGGTTGCCCTTGATGTATTTGATCACAGCTAAACATCACCAATCGATTGGGTTTGTATTTTACAAGAGTATCCCCAACTAATGTGCCACCGCCCCACTCAGGTTTCCAATCTAGTTTTGGATAATATATCATGGTAAAGTCAGAAGCGTCATAGTGCGATTGTTGCTCTAAACCATGAGTATGACCAAGAAGGTAACATTTTTTAAGACTATCCAAACCTTTTAATTCTGTTGCATCAAGAAGGTCTTTAAATATGTCATCAATGAAAGATTTCCCATCTGAATACCAGTGCTTGTTAACCAAAGGCGGGGTTACCGGCTGATATTCAAATGTCCAAGATAGGATCGATACACAGTTATGAATGTATCGGGATTTTCGTTCAGACAATATATTATCAAAAACTTCAATCATGGATTTCTCCTATTCTTGGGAACATCCCACACAAAAGTCAGGCGATCAACATCACCATTATTATACGATTTATGAACTTTTTTATTATCAAACCAGAAAAATGTGCCGGGATGAATCTGATGAGATTCATCTTCAACTGTATATAAATAAGTACCCTGTAGCGATAAATGATACCTGTCTCTTGTTAGGTAATAGTCGCCCTCATCAATATGTCTACCCAATGTTTCCCCCGGTCGCAACCTAAAGAACGCTGCCCGTGAATGTCGATGAAGTTTATAAGTCTTCAACCATTTTCTAATGCCGGGATAACGGTAATACATCGGGGTGTTCTGTTGCAACTCAGTTTTCTTTGGATCATCATTAGCATTCTTTACTGCGGCCATGGTGAGAGGCAAAAATCCATACGGTTTCGTATCTCCAGCAGCACCTTTTAGTGATCCTGCTATAGCCCAATCCTCATTCTTGATATCAGCAAGAATAGAACTTACGTCAATGTCTCTCTCAATAAATCTAAAGTGACTCATTCATTAGACTCGTTAAATCTGGGGGCGAGTAATTTGGGCCCTTCAACACCTTGCCATCCTCACGATACATAGGTTTTCCGTCTTCACCCAATTTACTCATATTTGAACGCTGTACTTCCCCAAAGCATTTATCAAGGTCAATACCTAAAGCAGCACCCATACCATAAGTAACATATAAAATATCAGTCAGAGCATCAGCAATTTCAATCATATCGTTGCACTCTACTGCGTCACATAATTCACCAACCTCTTCATTAATTAAATCTAGACGCAAATCTACTATCTCTTCAGGGGGCAGCTCTGGAGAGTCTTTAACTTCTTGGCCGAAGGTTTTCATAAACAGTTTTACGTTTTCATAATTAGTCATTTTTTGCCCCATCGATAAAAAATATGATCCTGTATCTCTACAGTTTTTGTTTTGGTTTTTGCCCATGCTGGCATTACATAGTCAGCATGATAATGAGTTGCCCCATCAGTAATATCTACAAAGGATATTTGATTTTCTAAAATTTCTTGCGACATTTTAAGAAAATAATTATACTTCTTCTGGTTGAGAGGTTTATCACTCTTACCATCACAATACCATGAAAATTGACATCTATTCTTGATAGGGTAACGAATATTGGAGTCTTGCCATGATGCTCTGGTAGGGCCCTGTTCCACCACTTCACATATAGTATCAGGGTATCGATTATCATTAACCCTATTGAGAACTACACCAGTGACCGCTAAAGCACCAGCAGTGCCTTGATTCCTTGCCTCATGATACATATTCATGGCAAGACATTTAATAGACCTGTCAGCTGATATATCACTATCTATAGTCGCAGATTTACTGCTTCCCGCAGAACCAACAAGAAATCCAGTTGCAATTACGAATAGTACTTCAATTCCGTTCATTATTCACCTAGCTGTTCAGTGAGATACTGTTTGGCGTACTTAGTTGCTTCGTTGCTCTTGAAGTACATCCTAACATCCTCAACGACTTCATCAACACCGAAGTCATTCGGAATAGGTGCATCGAAGAAATATCCATCACAGAACTCTTCGATATCCATCATCCAGTTTTTCATATTACTCATTATGCGTTCTCCTACATATCTTCACGTTCTCCGATTCCAACATCATTACAGAACCGAACGAACAACCCCAACTGACGACCAAATGCCTCAATTTCCCAAGGGTAGTCCCAATAATCAACTTCATTCTGGTACATCTTCTCACCCTTGAAGCGCACCATATTAGGAGTATTGTAATACTCATACATCTCATCTTTTGCCCACTGCTTGACGTGAACCATCTCATGAGCAAGGGTGATTAGGATGTTACGAATGCTCATAGAAGCATCAAGTTCAATCGTAAACTCACGGGGACGCCGTCCCTCATCTTCCCATATAGCAGACCCTTCCATATTAAATTTCTTACAAAGGGTGCGGTCAAGGTTAATGTTGATTTCCAAAGCATTCATCAAACGCTTACCCATCAACTTTTCAGCATACCACCACGCAGCACGATTAACGAGAGTGCGGGTTGTCTTGTTAGAACCTTTAATATTTAGAAGCATGTTGTCTCCTTGATTTCCGATTATACCTAAGTATAACACACGAAATAGGGGTTGTCAACCCCCAAATTACATAGCCCCCGTCCAACAAACAGTGTAACCACCGTCGATAATGTTTCCTCGAGCAAAGTTCCGAGCAGGAGCAGCATAACCAGCGGCTTTCAGAATATCACCCTTCTTGAACTTCTTATCGTTGTCGGTGTTGACAACAAAACCCCAGACGCCACCACGTTCTTTGGTGATCTTGATGTATTTGGAACCCGTCTTGTAGGAAATGCCTTCATCGAACTCGGCGACCTTCTTTTTATTGTTTTCGGTCATGGTATTCCAACCCTTATTAGCATCAGCACATCGTGTGGTCCAGTTCAAATAGTCTGCTTTGATGTTCTCGATCAGGGTAGTCATTTCGTTATTCATATCAATCTCTCCGTTGTTTTCTCAGTTTATACCTTATTATAGACTAAAAAATAGGGTTTGTCAACAAAAATCGTACATGCTAAGTCATTGATTCTAAACGAAACTCAAAAAAAGTTACCCTGCGGCTAGTCCTTTAGATTGAGGATACTGGGCATGTTCGATTCGGATATAATCATCATCCCAATCAAATGCTTCCTTGACCACGTTATCCGATAGGCCCTTATACTTACGATGCAAGGTCTTATCCTTTGCGGCAATCAATAATTCTGCCTCATCCTTATGTAAACCTTCAAGCATCTGGACAAACATCATCTCACGTTTGTTTTGATTTAGAGCAGGATTACCCCCCTTAATGAAATGATATAGTTTGCGGGCCTCATGACTCAATTGGGTATGTTCTGTTCCCTCTGGAGCATCATTTTCCTTGTATGGTACATCCCCATCTGGTAGGGCCCATTCAATTTTTGGATCAAAGGATGACTTACAGATCATGCGAAGTGCATCTGTCTGGTATTGCCTTAGAAAGCTAACCTTTTCCTTCTTGCTTTTAGTCTTAGAAACTTGTGTCAAAATCTCTGAAAAACTGCGTGTATATGTGTCGAATGCCATTAAAATTCTCCCAATTCAAAATTCGTTGATTGATTCAACGAGGTTGCGTAACCTCTTTTGTGTAAAATAATTTAGTAGTTTGCTACGGTCACCATCTGGTGCCTCTTGATACTCTTTCAATATATCTATATATAACTCTGGTGGGGATTCTTTCAAATCAATCAACTTCTTGTTTCTCTGGTAGTTGCGTTTGACTTCATCGTTAGGGAAATCCCCATCGATCATCGCAGCAATCTTCTTCTTACTTAGAGGTTTCTGTCGGATGCCATCTACAAAGGTATTATCCGGCGATAACACATTAGGAACACCATCGCTACTGTCGCCCTTTAGAACATGCTCACTCAGATAGATTTCTGGGTCAACTCCGTTCACAAATTTCTTGGTGATTGGGCTATACTGTGTCACATTACGAAACTTCTGTAACTGAATGAAATCTTTGTCACCAGACAGAATCAACGTCTTACCGTTGTCAAACTCCAACTCACCAGCAAGAGCAGCAATGATATCATCTGCCTCTGCACCATAAACCTCTAGAAATTTGTATGGAAAGAACTCTTTCAGTTCTGCCTTGATTGCATTCAACACTTCGAAGATAGCATCCCAATCATTTGTGGATTTTTCTCTACCCTTCTTACGACTGTGTTTATATTCAGGGTAATAATCCCGCCGCCAATAGTGTTTGGAATCATAACACAGAACCAATTCACCATATTCATCGCAGAACCTCATGCGATACATGCGTAGGGAATTGAGGATCATATGGCGAACCATATCCTCATCGGGTGCAGTCTGCTTTGTCATGTGCAGATGCATCATTACGGATGCAACTGAAATTTGGTTCATATCAACTAAAATAGCCATAATTATTCTTTCGTTCTATTTATTATTTATAAGGGACGCATTGAAGGACATCATGCGCCGTTCACCTTCTACAGAGAATGGATACACAAGATGCTTCAACCAAGATGGAAATACAAGAAACTTTCCAACTTCTGGCTTGAATTTCAAATTATCACATCGAAATGATTGGTTTTCACCAAATGAATATTCTATCAATCCCCTTGCAGGATAATGATCCTGAAAATCTTCTTCCCACTCATCATTCATACCCTCTGGCACCTTGAGGTATATACCACCA